AAAGTAGGAACGTTAACATTATAACAAGGTCCCACGCCCTAGTTCTAATAAAGTATGGGATTGTAATCAAATCTGCAACAAAATGTATTAGGACCCCCCAAAAAGAACTGACGTGAAGAATGATAAAGTAGGCAACAATAACTCCGATGCTACCCACAATCCTCATCCTAACTAGTGCATTATCCAAAGGTTGAATCGGGTTCAAGGGCAATGTAATACTTTAGATTATACTTAGTATTAGTAAATTTAGAAAGAAGTTTAGAGGAAACAACTACATCATAGGCACCAGGAATAATCTTGATATTCTCCACTTTGAAGTTGAAAGAAAACTCTTGGTCAGTCTCACCTACAACAATGGCATACTGGTTAGAAGTATCATTCTTCTTGTCATGTACTACCAGTTTGATAACGCCTGCTTCGCCAACGGCAGAAAAGTCTGGGAGTTGATAAACTTGTGCCGCCTTAACCAGTTTTTCAAGAGAAGCACTATCTAATTGAAAACATACGTCTTCAGTAGGTAGAGTAATCTCTTTCTCTGGGGGAGAAACAATAACCGCAGGGTCAGCATAAAAATACTTGACTCGACGCTTACCTTCTTTAATGCTCAAGTAACTATCTTGATTAAAGTCAAGATCAGGATCTTGATGAAGACTCAAACCATTCAAGAATTGGTTTAAATCATAAATTGCAAAGTCACGGGGAAAATCTTCCTTAATATCTGCTTCTGCCAGAATGTTTTTAGCAACAGAGATAGTGCGGAGACGAGTGCCTTCTTTCACCAGAATAGAATTGTTAATTCCAGCAAAGTTTTTTAGTACCGTGAGAGTGTTATCAGACAGTTTCATAGTATTGAGTGGTTTCAGTTTCATTGTGGATAAGTTTCACGATTTGCATTCTTGTCATTAAAATGCATCAGAAGTACAGCATAATGCAAGATCTTCATAATGTCACGACGGGCAGTGCCCTTCTTATCATATCGTGACGCATACTTGAGGATGTTGCTGCGACAGAATGCCTCACCATCACCACAAGCTTCAATAAGATCCAAAGTTTGAATCTTATCATCACCAGCAGAATAGTGCTGGTCATATGTTCTAGTGATGTAATCTTTCAATTCTTTGATAATTACATCTTCACTGTACTTCTGTCTATTGTTAGATTCAGATTTTCTATTCATATTTGTAGTTGGTTCATAATCAAAAGAGATAGTATCCTCCCCTATACCCATAAAGCTATCATAGGGAACAGGTTGTGCGGCACCAAAGCTAATGCATCCATCATCATTGCCACCAAGAATAATAGTATCTCCAGATGGTGGTGCGGGGTTACCAGTTACGCTGTACCCATCATCACCCCAGTCATAGTTCTCTTTCAAAATTTGCTCATAAACATCTTCACCAAGAGATTTAGTCATAGTATCGTAAAGTAAACTCCAAGCATTAGTCATTATATCAGTTTCCGCAATCCCCGTCAATAGTAACTTCTAAATTTTCATCATTTCCAGGCATCACAAAGTCTGCATCAACCTTATCATACAATTCAAGGAATGCTTGCTTGGTTTCATCATCGAAACGATTTACACAAACTTGAATTGCCTTTGCCTTATCGTTGAATATACTATATGCTCGAACAATATGAACTAAGCGGCGAGTACTGATGATTTCTTCAATACCACCATCATAGAAGGTTTTGCGGATAATATCTGCCCAATCAGAAAGACGCTTACAAAAATTAGTATCAGTGCAGATTTTATTCAAAATCTTTTGTTCTATTTGAGGAGTAGGATATTCTTGCTCAAGAGTTACAGGGAATCTTTCAAGGAATGCTTCGTTGAGCACGTTAGTTCCAATGAATCTCCCATCGTCGCTACCTTTACCCTTAGTGTTTGCTGTGGCGATGACGTTGAATCCACTTGCAGGGTCAACTCTCCGTCCGATCTTTTTAAGGAAAACTCCCTTTCCTTCAAGGATAGATTGGAGACAGAGAATTTTATTACTGGCAAGGTCGATCTCGTCAAGGAGCAAGATAGCTCCTCGCTGGAGGGCTTCAATGACTGGGCCATTGTGCCAGACGGTTGCACCATTATCAAGGCGGAAACCGCCAATAAGATCATCTTCATCAGTTTCAATAGTAATGTTTACACGGATTAATTCTCTCCCAAGTTGGGAACACGCTTGCTCAACAGAAAGCGTTTTACCATTACCTGAAAGACCTGTAATGAATGTAGGATAAAATACGCGGGACTCAATAATTTTTTTAATATCACCAAAGTTACCAAACTTGACGAAGGTATCATCTTTCGTAGGAATCAAATTTTGTGCAATAGCAGGTAAAGCGGGAGGTGAATTGTAAGTTTGCTCAAGTTTTTCTTGAACAGTCAAGTTCCATTTACCGCGACTAACTTTATAATCAGACAATTTATTAGATACAGTCTGATAGTTAGATCCATTCATTGCACACCAAGCACGAATATCAGCACCCGTTACAGACTCTCCATAAAGTTCCTGTAAAGAAGTAAGGATATAATCGATAGAAAGGGACATTGGTTGCTTTGTTTGTTTCAACTGTAGTAATTATACTAAAAAAGGGGGCACTTTGGAGTACCCCCTGTGACAGTTATGTAAGTGGATTACTAGTCTTGAACTCCTTTGAGTTCTTCAATCAAGGATTCTTTACTATGTCTCCTATCTAATTCAATACCCATTGTTCTACCATAATCTTCCAATTCTCTCTTACTCATTTCTTCAAGAGGACTTGCTTCAGTGAGCACTTCCTCTTCAGGAGTAAACAGAACTTCTTCTACAACAGGTTCAGGAGCAGGTGCAACTGGTTGTACAGGTGTAGGGTTTGGGTTTTTGCCACCCAATAGATTTCCAAACTTGCTCATTAGTCTAACAGTAATTTTTAATTATTTATTATAAGGTGAACCTGGTGTTGGACAAGTGCTAGTGCCCAATATAGTCTCAGTTTGAGAAGTGGATCATAGATCTCTACCAGGAAGGCGAGGTCCGCCTTGATTATACGGTTTTGGATTTAGAGTAGTTACAGGCTTACGGGTAAGACTGTCAGGCTTACGGATCATATTTGGATTTAGAGTAGTTACAGGCTTACGGGTAAGACTGTCAGGCTTACGGATCATATTTGGAGGAATATTATCCCTGGTTCTTTCTCTTGCACTATCAAAAGTACTCTTTACATTATCAAGTTTTTGCTTTAAGTATCCAGGTCCTTTTTTTATTGCTCTCTCAGCACCACCAACAACTGTTCCTGCGGTTCTTGCAACACCATCCATAAATTCCCCTACTGGACCTTCAATGATTTGAGATCTCTCATCATCAGTAAGTGTAAGCATCTTCTTGAGTGCTTCCTCCTCAGTTAGACCTTCATCAATCAAATGACCTTTGATAATATCAAAAAGGTCTGCATCTTCTTTCATAGAAGATTTAGTATCCTCTTTCGTAGGAGTTTGCTCAGTCTTAGACTTCTTAACAGCGTCAGCAGCTTTTCTCAAAAGTGCTCCTGATAACAATCGTCCCATTCCCTCTTCAACTTTTACATTATTTTGAATCTTTTTCTCTTGATCTGCTTTGGTTGTAGTACCTCTTTCAGTTTTGTTGATTTTTACACCCATTCTTTCCAGAGTTTTTTGACCTGATTTAGTTAAGTTGTCAACAGCGGTCTGTAGACCTTCTTCAACTTGCTCAGTTTCTGTAGGTTCTACTTTCTTTTCATAAACAGAAGCAAAAGCTTCCATCATTGATTGTGCTTGCTTTCCAGTAAGTCTTTCCATCTATTTACTCTCCGTAATGAGTTCAAACCACTGCTCGCTCATTCCGTTAATAATGGAATCTGCGGAATCTGTATCAGATGCATAACCTTCCTCAATGAGGTGTGTTACAACCTGTTCATAGATTTCTTTAGTCTCTTTTAATTTCTTCGGGGAAGGTTTCATTTGTAGACATTTTTTCTATACATTTATTTATTCAAGCGATGAGTTCAATAAACTCACTCAAAACTTTCTTATTCATTTTTTTACTTTTCAAACTTTTTGCAA